GTGCGCACGTTGCACGCGGGCAAGCGCCTGGACGAAGGGGCAGTGCTGGACACGATGTCCCGTGCGCGCACCTGGACCGGCGAGAACGGGCTGGCGGGCAACCTCGGCCACGTCCTGATCGAGGCCGCCCGGCGCAAAGACTACCCCGTGTTCCTCGACGCGCTGCCGCTCGACTCGCCGGTTCGACGGCCTTTTGAGCAGTTCGTCGGGGTGCGAAGCAGGTAGTAGACCCCCCACTTTCGGGGTCCTAGACTTCCGGGGTCGAGGGATCGAACCCTCAGCCGCAACCGAACGAAGTCAACTCCTCAAGGAGCCGAATCCATGCCCGCCAACCAAGTCGCCTCGAAGTCCAACTACGACATCGGCGCGCCCGCCACCGCGAACGCGATGGAAGGGTGGCGCGTCCGCAAGAACCGTGGAGGCAAGGTCCGCGTCCTCGTGACGCGCGACGTGACCGACCCGCCGGAATCCGGCAACGCGACGTTCTCGGTCCAGGTCGCGCCCGCACTGGCGAGCGGCCAGCCGGGCACGTTCATCGCCACCACGTCGGGCAACAACCTCGAAGCGATCACGAACGAAGTCGTCGGCCCCGGCCAGACGAAGAGCTACGAGATCCTCGTGCGCCCGAACATCGACGCCTTCGTGCTCTTCAAGTGCTCGGGCGGCTGCCGCCTCCAGCTCCAGCTCGAACACGACGACCTCCTCGACAAGTGGAACACGGTCGCCGGTCTGCCCGCGCTGACCGAGGTCTGATCCTCCTCGCGGCTGAGGAAAGGCGGCTCGGGTTCACGCTCGGGCCGCCCCCCACCTCTCCGCACGCCAGACACCGTGTCCAGTCCAAGAGGCCCCGCATGTCCACCGCCGTCCATCACGTTCGTCCGAAGCACGTCAACTTCCAGATCGGGAAGACGTTCGACTCGGCGGGCTTCACGCCGCCGACGACGCAATCGCCGCTGATCGCCATCGTGAAGCGCGAGGGACTCCCGGTCCCGCGCACCGTGCTCGGCCTCGTCGAGAACTACGGCGATGTCGATCTCACGCTGGAGATCGACGAGTCGTCGAACAACAACACCGCGAACCTGCCCGGCCTGCCGTCGTCCGCCGACGCCTACGCCGACCGAGCGATTCGCGTGGACGGCTCGGCCGTCTCGGGCGGCACCATCACGGTGAAGCCCGGCGGCAAGGTCGTGTTCGTCATCGAAACGACGGCCACGAGCGACCTGTACTGGCGCTTCCAGACGGCGACCGCGACGCCGAACGCCTTCGGCCGCGTGACCCTCTCGTGCTTCGAGGGCGACCTGCGCCTCGTTCAGATGCACCAAACCGGGCCGTGATCTTCGCCCCGCAGAAACCCGCCAAGGGCCGTACGCCCATCCCGGAGAAACTCCCGGGTCAGTTCTTTGTGCTGGAGTACGAGCGCGAGGATCAGCGCTACGTGCTCCACGTGGACGACGAGGACCGCAGCACCTTCGATCTCGGCGACGACATCCAGATCGTGCGTGCGCAGTTCGTCGGACGCGGCTACCCGACCGAGCAGGTGAACGACCTCATCGACCGCGCTCGTGAGTTCGGCTCCTGCCAGTACATTCCGAGCCCGGGATCGCACGTGGACGACCGCGTGATTCAGATCCTCCCGCGCGAAGCGCGCACCCCCGTACTCCGCCTCTTCGAGGACACCGACAATGCCCGCTGGACCCAAAACCTCCGGTAGCAAGCGCCTTCTCTGCGAAGGCTGGATGGAGGAGGGCTGCGAAAGCGCGGCCGTCTGTCTGCCGGAGATCGGCTACGTCCGTCAGGGCAACAAGCTCTGGATCGCGTTCGGCGCGCAGAAGGGCCTCGACGAGTCGATCCGTTCGTCGAACGTCGAGATCGTCGAGTCGATGGACAAGCTCGAACTCGAAGAGCGCACGCTCTCGAACGGCGCGACCGTCAAGCTGCCGAAGGGCGGCAAGTGGATCGTCGAAGGACCCTCCCAGCGCTCGGACGTGAAGAACGCGAATCACCGCGTCTATCCGCGCAAGCTGTGGGAGAAGCTGATCGGCAAGCAGGACAGCTACGTTCAGAAGTGCATCGCCGAACGCGCGATGATCGGCCACCTCGAACACCCGAAGGACGGCCGCACCGACCTCAAGGAGTCGGCGATCCTCACGCTCTCCGCCGAGCTGCGCGAAGACGGAACCGTCTGGAACAAGTTCGAGATCCTCGAAACGCCGAACGGCCGCATCCTCCAAGAGCTGACCGCGAAGGGCGTCCGCTGGGGCGTCTCCTCTCGCGGCAACGGCACGGTGGACGACTCCGGCACCGTCAGCGAATCCGACTACGTGCTCAAGACGTGGGACGCCGTGGCGGCCCCGAGCACGCCGGGCGCGTACGCGCGCCTCCAGGGCCTCCCGGAAGACGAGGCCGACCCCAAGAACACCGACGAGAGCGCGCAGGGTGCTCTCTCGGCTCGTGCTACGGCAAGCCTGCAAGCTCTCACGACCCTCGTCGAGTCCGACATCGACGGTCTCGATCGCAATGGTCGTCGAACGCTCTCCAACTCCATCCTGCGTGTCCTCGAATCCATCGACCGTCCGACCGCCGCGTCCCTGTTCAACAAGGGCGAGGCTTGGGAAGTCGTCATGCGATCCGTGGAGCGCGCCCGCGAGCTGAATGCTGCGGCCGGAGAAACGGACAGCATCGACGAGGCGATCGAAACGGCCCTCGAAAACGGTGAGACGAGCGAAGAGCACGCGGGATTGATGCACGTCGTCGAGTCCCTGCAAGAGCAGATCGGTTCCTCCATCACGGAGAACACCGACCTGCGTAGTCGCCTGCAAGCCGCTGAGTCCTCGGCCCGTGAGCTGCAAGCAGTTCACGAGGAGACCCTGGAACAGCTCTCGAAGGTCCGAGAGGAGTTGCAGCGCATCAGCGCTCAACGCGATCTCGCCAACGAGCTTCTGGCGGAAGCGTCGGCTCGCCCGGATGGCGATCCGCGCGTGACGGCGAAGGTGGACGAACTCATCTCCGAAGCCGGACGTTCGGCGTTGCGGGACTACCGCGAGATCCTCTGTGAGGCTCGTGACCCGGAACAGGCCGAAGAACTGGCGGAGAAGCTCGTGCCCCGCGCGCCTGCGAAAGCGGAACCCCCGCCGACGCCTGCGTTCGCACGTCGCAGCTCCCTCCCTGCCGGGATGACCGTCGAATCGCTCGACGGCACGCCCTCGCGTAGTGGCGATCGCGCTCCGAAGAGTCGCGCCGTCCAGCTCGCGGAGGCAATCACTCCCGGCGCACAGAAGTCTCGAAACACCTGATCGGAAACACCAATCATGATCCTCTCGCAACAAGGCATCTACGAAGGTCTCATCGACGCGGGTCTGCGTCTCGCCGAACTCCCGGAGGCCGAAGGCGGCTGGAAGGAGTTCTTCGTCGAGTCGGAGAACGCGGACATGCGGATCAAGGACGACGTGCTCCGCGCGACGACCGCGATCCTCCTGGAGAACGCGAAGCGTGAACTCGCTCGCCACTGCCCGCGCGGCGCGCTGCGTCGCACGAAGAGCGGCGGCGTGCGTCTCGACGAGACGACCCGTTCCGCCCTCGTCGGCGGGTTCTCGGACTACCTGTTCCCGGTCATCCGGGCGGGCTTCCCGACGAACCCGATCAACGAGCTGGTCTCCGTCCAGCCCACGATCCGCCGCACGGCCACGATCGTGTACTGGAACTGGATCGTCGGCACGAGCAAGGGCACCTACACGCAGGGCCAGAAGCTCTTCGACGCGAACACGGGCAAGCAGACCCGCGACATCAACTTCTCGAACGAGGTCATCGAGAGCGAACCGCTCACGAACCCCCTCGGCTCGGCGAACGCGACGATCACGGGCACGCTCAAGTTCGCGGACGGCGGCGGCATCCGCCCCGGCACCGTCGCGCTGTCGCTCCAGATCACGACCGGCCCGGCCGTCGTCGTGTTCGTGGACAACGGCAACGGCGCGTTCATCTCGACGACGGGCATCGGCGCGTCCTCGATCAACTACCAGACGGGCGCGTTCTCCATCACGCTCTCGGGCCTGGAGACGTTCACGACCTCGACCGGCAACACGGCGACGTACCGCTGGGACAGCGAAGGCTCGTCCAAGATCCCGCAGGTGGACGTGCAGATCGTCACGAACACCGTGCAGACCGAGCGTCGCGCGATGAAGCTCAACTACTCGCGCGAAGCGATGCAGGACGTGATGAGCGAGTTCGGGGTCAGCCTCGAACCGAACCTCGTCGCGGGCGTCGCCGAGCAGATGAACTACGAGACCGCTCGTCAGCTCATCAGCGAAATGTGGGCCGTCGCTCCGGTCGGCTCGACGTTCTCGATCGCCACGCCGTCGGGCATCTCGCAGCAGGAGCACTTCCGCGACCTGATCTACAACCTCAACCAGACGAGCAACAACATCTGGTCGCGGACGCAGAAGGGTCTCGGCAACTGGCTCGTGTTCGACACGAACTTCGCCACGCTCATCGAGTCGCTCCCGGCGTCGATGTTCGTGCGCGGTCCGAAGCCCGCGTCGGTCCACGGTCTGCACTACATCGGCGACCTCATGGGTCAGTTCCGGTGCTACAAGGACCTGCACCTCGACAAGGAGCCGGGCTCGTCGGCGACCGGCAACGCCCTCATGGGCTTCAAGGGCAACAACTTCTTCGAGGCGGGCATGGTGTACGCGCCGTACCAGCTCCTCTACACGACGAACCCGCTGGAGACGGCGGACTTCCTCACGCAGCGCGGCATGGCCTCGCGCTACGCGACGAAGCTCGTGAACGCGGACTTCTACGCCCGCGTCTCGCTCGCGCCGTGACCTGAGCGGCTGACGCCGTGAACGAACGGAGGGCATTCGGCTTCGCGCCGGGTGCCCTCCTCGCATTAGACTGGCCGCATGATCGACGGCCTCGACATCGACGAGCCCGACTGGAGCGTCTTCAACGGCCGCGACGAGATGGAGAACGTCTGCGCGTGCGACGCCCTGTGGCACTCCCACGTGAAGTTCGCCAACTGCAAGCCTGCGCCTGACGGCGGCGCGTCGCGGGGCATGGTGCTCGTCGCCCGCACGCCCTGCCCAGGCTGCGGATCGCGCACAAAGCTGCGCCGCTCCAGTTCCACGCCCGAGCGCTG